GAAATGTAAGAAAGAAAAGAGATTATTTATTAAAATCAACTGATTGGACTGTGACTCCAGGTTCAACGGTAGATCAAGCTCAATGGTCTGCATATAGACAGAACCTTAGAGATCTTCCTCAGACTTATAAAGGTAAGACAGCAGATAATGTTGTATGGCCAGTACAACCATCTACTGATGGACCTAATACTTAAAAGTTCCAAAGATTACTGACCTTAAAATAAGAGGAGAAAAAGAATATCGTAGTTAATTATCTATGGCATATATAGGAAATGACTTAAGAAGTAATGAAGATTACAAGATCATAGATGATATATCTAGTGGTTTTAATGGTAGTGCCACTTCATTTGCCTTACAAGTCGGAGGAGCGACACCTGTTCCTTTTCCAAAATTTGAACAACAGTTATTAATATCAGTAAACGGAGTTATTCAGGAACCAGATCCTACAGGTTCTGCTGGATTTAAATTATCAGGAACAAATATTGTATTTAGTTCTGCTCCTAC